GTAACAATAGGTGATGAGCAATATACTAAACTAGTCTTTTGGCTACAAAGTGATTGTGAAAACAAAGTTACTTTTAGATTGGAGATACTTACTCAAGACAAGCCTAAAATGTCTAAGTCTGGAAAGTATCAGTGGATTAACAATGTAGGTCAGTCTACATGGTCACTAGAAGCTCCTACATATGAGTGGTGGTCTGACGCAGGTCAGCGTAAAGCTTACACCGGCGAAGAGACTCTTATCTCTTTTGTTAGAGCATGGGCTAACGTTGCTGCAAAAGGCGAAGCTAGCTTTGATACTATTGCAAACATCGTTAAAGGTGATGTAACAGAGATCAAAACTCTAGTAAAAGCTATTTCTGCTACTAACATGGTTAGAGTTCTTGTAGGTCTTAAAGATGATAAGTACCAGCAAGTATACACTAAACACTTTGGTAGAGTAAAACCTCAACGTGATGATCTATTTATTAAAGCTCTTAATGATGACTATGGTTCATTCAATGCAGACTTTAATGCAGATCTTCAGTGGGGAGAACACAAGTCTCAAGCTACTTTGGTAAAACCAGACTCTAATGATGAGTGGACAGAAGGTAGTGATGATGACTCAGATCTACCATTCTAGTATCTAATAACAATAATTAAAGGGCAGTGTAAAAGCTGCCCTTTTTTTATTTAAATTCGCAGGCTATGATTGAAAATAGAAATAGTAATGATTACTTGCATACTGATGTGATACTATCTAAGGTTTCTGATTTTGACATATTTAAATATTACTGCTCTTCTTTTAAAACTGTAGGCAAAAAGTTTTGTAGCGAATTGCGCGAAGACAATAACCCTACAGCATCTATTGTGCCGTGGAATGGCAAGTTGTTATACAAAGACTTTGGCCATCCTGAACATACATTTGATTGTTTTAACTATGTTAAAGCAATGTTTAATTGTGAGTTTTACGAAGCTTTGCGAATTATAGATTGTGACTTTAATCTTGGGTTGTCCGCAAAAAGGGGTGAGATACAATTCACCATGGGCTATTTAGCATACAAAGGACATAAGGTTGAGTATGATCAAAAACCTACTATTATTAGAAAAAAGCGCAGGAAGTGGACTATGGAAGATGCGAAGTTTTGGAAGCAATATTTGATTTCTAAAGAAATTTTAGTTAGATTTGCGGTTGAACCTCTAAGTTACTATTGGGTGAACGAATATAGATTCACATGTAATTCAATTAGTTACGCTTTTAGATTTGGCAATCGCTACAAGATTTATGCTCCTTACAAGAAGGATAATAAATGGTCGAGTAACACTAAGAAAACTGATATTCAGGGTTGGAAGCAATTACCAGCCAAAGGAAACCTTGTCGTACTAACATCCTCTTTTAAAGATGTTATGTGCCTAAGCGTTATTGGTGTACCTGCTATCGCATTACAAAGCGAAATGCAGATGCCTAGTAAACAGCTTATTGAGAATCTTAAAAATAGATTCCAAAGAATTGTAGTCTTTTATGACAACGACTTTGATAAGGAAGATAATCCAGGTCAGGCTATGGCTAATAGAATTTGTGATAAATATAATTTACCGAATATTTTTATACCAAGTAAATACAGATGTAAAGATCCATCTGATATGGTAAAAGAATCCGGTGACTTTAAGGTTGTTAAACAACTATTATTATGACAAAAAACGAAATTATTGGATTTCTAAGAGACAAGCAAAGTTATTTAAAAAAAGGAAAAGAATATTTAGCAGCTAAGTTTAATGTAAGCGAAGAATTAATTGAAGAGTGTAAATACGCTATTAAGGAGCAAGGATTAGACAATGTAAATGATAACTTAGATTTTAAATCAAAAGCTTTTACTAGTCATTTAGAATCAAACGGACTGGACATATCTGATGTAAAATCAGTTAAGTTTTGGCAAAGTGCAAGTGGTGAACAGAGATACTCTATAGTAACTATGAACCAGTGGCATGAAATGCCTACAATGAAAGAGGAGATATTAAGTTTTGTAAAAGAATATTCTCCTGAAGTACCAAAGATTAACTACAAAAAGGTGCATGATCCCACAATGTGTGAGATCTCCTTACCAGACATTCATTACGGAAAAATTACGGGTGAAGGGCCAGAAGCCCTAGAGAGACATTATCTAAGAGCTATTATAGACTTACATAAAAAGTCTAGTGGTGTAAACATAGATAGGTTTGTTCTTCCTATTGGTAATGACGGCATGAATTCTGAAGGTTATTCTAAGGCTACTACAAAAGGGACACCTCAAGAAGACTACATGGGGTGGAGACAATCTTTTAGAGGTTATTGGAAACTAGTTGCAAAATCTATTGACTATTTAAGTAAATATGCTCCTGTAGATGTAATTATTGTACAGGGTAATCATGACTTTGAGCGCATGTTTTATGCGGGAGAAGTTTTAGCAGCTTTATATTTTAATAACAAAAATGTAAATATTAATAACAGTTTTGATATTCGCAAATACTATGAGTATGGTGTAAATATGCTTATGTTTACACATGGTGACAGAGTTAAGTCTCAAGAAATGCCTTTACTTATGGCTACAGAACAGCCTTTAATGTGGAGTAGAACTACATTTAGAGAAGCCCACTGTGGACATGTGCATAAAGAAATGCTTAATGAATATATGGGAACTAAAGTAAGGTTTATCCCATCTATTTGTGGCAATGATGAATGGCATAAGTCTAAAGGTTATGTTGGAACTATGCGAGTAGGGCAAGCACATCTATGGAATAAGCATAGAGGTTATGAAGGGTATGTACAATCAAACGTTATTAATTATGCCAAGGAAGTATAGAAAAAAAGGTAAAAAGGTAGTAAATGCAAAAAAGACAGAATATAAAGGAATTAAGTTTCAATCTTATTTAGAATTATTTGCATACAAAAGCCTGGAAGAGGCAGATATATCTGTTGATTACGAAAAGCATACATTTACAGTGTTTGAACCTATGGTATATCCTCAAGCTTGCTATGAAGGCACAACTAAAAAGTTGTACAATAAAGGTAGTAAGATAAGAGCGATTACATACACCCCAGACTTTGTTGACCCTAACGGTAAATGGATTATGGAAACAAAAGGCCATGCTAATGAGTCTTTTCCTTTAAGGTGGAAGCTTTTTAAAAAACATCTAAAAGATAAGGATTTACAATATGTGATATTTATGCCTAGGAATAAGGCGCAGGTCACAGAATGTATAGACCTAATCAAACAACTTTAACAAGGGCCCTTCGGGGCTCTTTTTTATTAATCAAATTAAATATTATGAATTACGACCAATGGAAAACTATGTCTGATAGAGATGAAAGATCTGACGAGGTCACCAGCTGTTGTGGTGTAGAACAAGAATCAAGTGGTGCAAGCAATTGCTGTGATGCTAAACTGTATCCTAATTCAGATATATGCACACGATGTAAAGAACATGCTGATGAGTATATGATGTGTTCTGAATGTGGCGATGACGAAACATACTACACTATGATAAGCCAATTTGAGTACGATGAGCGTAAACGTGAAGACGCCGCTGAGATGTACAGAGATGATTATTAAATTATTAATTAAATACAAATATTATGAGTATTAAAACGATTGACAAACAGATCAAAGGATCTGAAGGCCTTGCTAAGAAGATTAACAAGGGCGCAGAAAAGATGGTCTTTGACATTTTGCAGTCTACGCAGTATTCTACACCTATCCCGTCTACAGTACGTGAGCTGGCTACCAATGGTGCCGATGCGCAACGTGAGAAAGAGATAGCTATAGAAATACTAAGTGGTAAAGCAAAAGCTGAAGACTACTATATTGAACGCCACGGCGAACAATACAATGATAGTAACTTTGATATAAGTTATTATGACCTGGATCACTTAGATACAGAAAACAACGACGTACTAATTACATACAAAGAGAATGAAGGAACAGGATACTGCGATGTAGTTAGCATACACGATTACGGTGTTGGTATTGGTGAACGACGTTTGGAAGGTGTGTTAGAGCTTGGCTATTCAACTAAGCGTAACACAGCAGAAAACTTCGGTGCATTTGGCCTTGGTGCCAAGGTTGCATTGTCAACTGGTGTAGACTTCTATACTATAGAGACTGTGCACAATGGTAAGAGGTTCAAGATGAATTGTTATAACTACAAGACAGACTTTATTGTACCTGCATTTAATCCACAGGCTGGTAAGCCTAACCCACATGTTGTACTTAGCGATGGAACGAAAGTGCACTATGTACCTACAGATGCAAAGAATCAGACTATAGTATCGTTTGGTGTGAAGAAACACAACAGAAGAGATTACCGTGATGCAGTTGAAGAACAGCTGATGTATATGCCTAATATTAAATTTAAGCGTATTGGAGAAGATGGCTATGAAAGAGAAGAAAACATTCACCCAAGGGTTATGCACAACTCTGATAACCTTATTATTTCTGATACATATTTGTTTAGTAAGCCGCATATTGTATTGACTAAAGATGTAGGCGCACCAACCGGTGTTAACTATGGCTTTGTTGATTTCCGTGAGTTGGAGATGCAGCAGATGTGGGGACCTATTGCTTTCAAATGTCC